AAATATAGACCTAAAACATTAAATAATTATGTTGGTAATGAAAACATAAAAAAGTCTATATCTGCATATTTAAACCAAAATGATATACAAAATTTTATATTTTACGGTCCTGCTGGTACTGGTAAAACTACATTAGCAAAGATTATTGTTAATACTTTAGATTGTGACCATTTATATATTAATGCTTCTGATGAGCGGGGTATTGAAACTATTAGAGATAAAGTTTCTAGTTTTGCATCTGTTGCTTCATTTAAGCCTCTTAAGGTTGTTATTTTAGATGAAGCAGATTTTCTTACTATACAAGCCCAAGCATCACTTAGAAATATAATTGAAACATTTTCACGAACTACTAGGTTTATTATGACTTGTAATTTTGTAGAGCGTATTATTGATCCTTTACAATCAAGATGCCAAGTGCTTAAAATTGTACCTCCATCTAAAAAAGATGTTGCTAAACATTTAAATTGGATTTGCAATAAAGAGTCTATTACACATGAAATAAATGATTTAGTACCTTTAGTTAACCAATATTATCCTGATTTACGTAAATGTATTAATACTATACAGCTATCTACACAAGATAATACATTAAAACTGGATAAATCAATATTAGTATCATCTAATTATATAGATAAAGTTATTACTGAATTATCCAAAGGTAATAAAGTATCATCATTTAATACTATACGTCAAATTATAGCAGATGCTAATGTAGATGATTTTGATGAGCTGTTTAGAGCACTTTATGATCGTTCATCTGAATATTATAAAGATAAAGAAGGAACAGCTGCTGTATTAATAAATGAACACCAATACAAAGCAAATTTCCGAATTGACAAGGAAATAAATTTAATGTCATTAATTCAACAATTAACCAAAAATAAATAATTATGCAACAACCACAACAACCACAAGGACCTCCTATTGATTTAAAAAACACCTCTGAAGTAAAAAACTTCGATGGTGGTAGTATTTTCCAACAAGGAGTTATTTTAAGAACAGTATCAAAATTTGTAATGGGATCAGAAGAAGATGCTTTACTACCAATACCAGTATTTTATGACCCATCAACTAAAAAGATATTTAGGGCATCAGTACCCGCAGACCTTAGAGAGGAATTAGCAGATGAACTTATTGATTAAGAATTGAAAAATATATTTGATTGGCTTAAAGAAATAAATTATAAAAAATCCCCAGTTGAATCTTTTACAGAAAAAGATTGGGAGGTATGGAATTCTTATATGATTCACAGGTTTATATCTATGGATAAAAATTTTATAGATATTGTTAATTATGTACAAGATTATCCACCTTATGAAAAAAGATCTATTTATAAAATTTATAAAGAATATATTCCTAAAAATAGCAAATGGAATAAATATATTAAATCAAATAAAAAAACAATCAACAAAGAGTTAACTCAACATTTAAAAGATCATTTTAAAGTATCATCTAGAGAAATAAATGATTATTTAAATATGCTAAGTAAAAATGAAATTAATCAAATTTTGGTTAATAGGGGTTTAAATAAAAAAGAAATAAAAAAAATAAATAAATGAACGAAAAATTATACAAAATGCTCCATTCAGCTGCAACAGCGGATAGAGCAAAAGCATTATTAAGTATTGACTTATTATCAAATAACCCCGTAGGGATTGGTGATCATACAACAGAAGATTTTTATAAAAATGCTCAAGAAGCATTATCAACTTTTGCAAGCGCCCAAGAAAGATTAGAAGTACTAGAAAAATATTTTGTACCTGGAAAATCAGTAATATAATGAGTGATAGTAAAAAGAAGCATAAGGAATTAATGGATAATGAAGGGCATTCAGAATACTATTGGGATATTGATAGAAATAAATCACCAGAACAAATAGAAATTGAAAAATTAAAAGCTAAAGTACATTCAACTTCACCCTATAATGATGGTTGGACACAACAAGCATATAAGGATAAATTAGATGAATTTGGTAATGATGAAATTAATCAAACTATAACTATCTTTGAAGAAGAATATCCTATATTAGCAGATGAGTTTAAACAAATCCAAATAGAAATGTATGAAATGTTTGCTCGTAAACATATGGATTATGGTTTAAATAATATTGCTTTAGGGGGTGATTTAAATAATGATGAAGATAAAAAATTTTCATTAACTGGTTTATGTATTAGACTTACAGATAAAATCTCACGTCTTAAAAACCTATTAATTAATGGGAGATCATTTGTTAAAGGTGAAGGAATGGAAGATACTTTTATTGATATTGCTAATTATGGTATAATTGGGATGTTAGTAGGACGTAATAAATGGAAAAAATAATTTGGCTAAAAAAATACCTAATATTGTAAAAGAGATTAGAAATAATCCACCCGCGCAAATTAATTTTGCGTATCAAAAGAATATCTCTTATTCACAAATGTCTATATTTAGAAGTTGTGCTTATAGATGGAAATTACAATATAAGGATAAAATTAAAAGATTTAATTCATCCATTCATACTGTATTTGGAACAGCAATACATGAAGTAATGCAACATTATTTAGATGTATCTTATAACCAGTCATTTGCTTTTGCTGATAGAGAAATAAATATGGAAGAATACTTCCAAGATAAATTTATATCGGAATATCAGTCTCAATATAAATCTAATAATAATGAACACTTTTCTTCAGCCGAAGAAATGAGAGAATTTTTTGAAGATGGAATATCCATACTAGAATGGTTTAAGAAAAAACGTAGTAGATATTTTAGCAAAAAAGGTACGTATTTAGTTGGTTGTGAAATACCAATTGTAATAGCGCCAAATAAAATGTATAGTAACGTATTATATATGGGGTATCTAGATGTTGTAACATATTGCGAAACAACAGATACATTTAAGATAATCGACATAAAAACGAGTACTAAAGGATGGAATAGCTATGCTAAAAAAGATGAAAACAAACATTTTCAGTTAATATTATATAAACAATATTTTTCAGAACAATATGGAATTCCTTTAGATAAAATTGAAATTGAATTTTTTATAGTAAAAAGAAAAGTATTAGATTGGGATGATGATAATATTATGTCTCCTCATCAAGCTTATAGGGTACAAACATTTGTACCTCCAAGTGGTAAAATTAAATTAAATAGAGCTAAAAATGCTGTTAATGATTTTATAACAAAATGCTTTAGTTCAAGTGGAAAAATTAAAGAAATAGATTATTCAAAATCACCTTCTAAATGGAATTGTACATTTTGTCCTTATGGAGAAGATAAAGAATTGTGTGGAGCAGGAGCACATTTTGAATAATACTTATATATGTATAACAAATGTTTTAAATTAAATAAAGATTATGAGTAATAATAAAAAAATGACACTAACTAGTGTTAAAGTAAAGAGCGATTTATTCGACGATTTTAAAATTGAGTGTGTTAGACGTAAATTTTCTTTTCAAAAGCTTGCCGACCGTAGCCTGTTTTTGTATCTTACAGATGAAGATTTTCGTAAACAAATAACAAACCAAATTAATCTCGATTTAAAAAATGAAGAATAATCAATTTCCGTATTTACCAAAAGAAAAAAGAAAGAAAATATTATTAATTTGCGACGACCTTAGAGTACACTCTGGTGTAGCAACAGTAGCAAAAGAAATAGTAATTCACACTGCCCACCATTTTAATTGGGTACAAATGGCAGGAGCAATCAAACACCCAGAAAGTGGTAAAAGATTAGAATTATCACCTGATACCAATGATTTAGCTGGAATCAAAGATTCTTCTGTTGTTATATATCCTGTAGATGGGTATGGTCAACCACAACAAGTTAGGCAAATAATTAACATGGAAAAGCCTGATGCTATAATGTTATTTACGGATCCAAGGTATTTTACTCATATTTTTAATATGGAGCAAGAAATACGAAGAAATATCCCAATTACCTACTTAAATATTTGGGATGATTATCCAGCACCAATGTATAATAGGGCATTTTATGAATCATGCGATTTATTAATGGGAATTTCTAAACAAACTGTAAATATTAATAAATTAGTATTAAAAGGACATGAAGGGAATAGAATATTTAAGTATATCCCTCATGGTAAAGATGAAAATATATATTATCCTATAGTTGGTGAAGATAAAGAATATCAGACATCTATTGAAAACCTATTTAAGGGTAAAAAACCTAAATTTGTAGCCTTTTATAATTCTAGAAATATTAGAAGAAAACAAGTACCAGATACTATGTTAGCCTTTAGAGCATTTTTAGATTCTTTACCTGAAGATGAGGCTAAAGATTGTTATTTAGTTTTAAAAACAGAACCAGTTACAGACCCAGGTACTGATTTACCTAAAATAAAAGAGTATTTATTTGACGAAAAATATCCTGATAATGTTAAATTTATTTTTGGAAAATTAGAAGAAAAACATCTAAATCATTTATATAATATAGCTGATGTTCAGATTTTATTAACATCTAATGAAGGATGGGGGTTAGCAAACACTGAATCTCTTTTAGCTGGTACACCTATTATAGCAAATGTAACAGGTGGAATGCAGGATCAAATGAGATTTGTAGATGAAAATGGGAAATGGTTTGTTCCAAGTGCAGATGTACCTTCTAATCATAGAGCAACTTATACAAAACATGGTGAATGGGCATTTCCAGTTTACCCAACAAGTAGATCAGTACAAGGATCACCTCCTACACCTTATATTTTTGATGATAGATGTAGATGGGAAGATGCTATGGAACGATTAAAAGAATGTTACAAGCTAGGAAGAAAAGAATTAAAGAAAAGAGGTTTAAAAGGTAGAGAATGGGCTATTAGTAATGAAGCTGGTTTTACTTCCGAAAAGCAAGGTAACAGAGTAATAGAAGCATTTAATGAGTTATTTCATACTTGGAAACCAAGAGAAAAATATGAATTAATTAATGCTAATGAATATAAAGGTAAATTTTTAAATCATAAAATAATATATTAATGAATAAACCAAGATTTGTAATATCATGCCCTTTTGATACCTACTCAGGTTATGGGGCTAGAGCAAGAGATGTAGTAAAAGCTATTATTGAATTAGATAAATATAAAGTTGAATTATTATCCCAAAGGTGGGGAGAAACATCTTGGGGGTTTTGTAAAGATCATCCTGAATGGGAATTTTTATATAAATACTTAGCAGGGCATGAATGGCAAAAACAACAACCTGATGTTTGGATGCAAATCACAATTCCAAACGAATTCCAACCAGTAGGAAAATATAATATTGGATTAACTGCGGGAATTGAAGCAACAGCATGTAAAGCAGAATGGATTGAAGGGTTAAATAGGATGAATATAAATTGGGTATCTTCTAATTTTTCTAAAAGAACACTTGAATCTATGGTATTTGATCAAAAAGATCAACAAACACAACAAGTAGTTAAGCAAGTTAAACTTCAAAAACCTATAGAAGTTTTATTTGAAGGTGTAGATGTAACAAAATATAAATCAATCCCTTCATCAGATGTTAAAAATATAAATTTAGAAGAAATTAAAGAATCATTTTGTTATTTATTTGTTGGTCATTGGATGCAAGGTGAATGGGGTCATGATAGAAAAAATGTTGGAGTTTTAGTTAAAAACTTTTATGAAGCATTTAAAGGTAAACGAGGACCAAAACCTGCATTAATATTAAAATGCTCATTAGGAGTTGCTTCGTATATGAGTAGAGATGCAATTTTACATAAAATTAAACAAATTAGAGATGGACTTAAATCTTCTAATTTACCTAATATTTATTTAATCAGTGGTGAATTTGATGATTCAGAAATGAATGAATTATACAATCACCCTAAAGTTAAAGCTATGGTTAGTCTAACTAAAGGAGAAGGTTTTGGAAGACCTCTATTAGAATTTAGTATGACTGGAAAACCAATAATAGCATCTGGTTGGTCAGGTCATATTGATTTTTTAAATCCTGAATTTGTTACTTTACTACCTGGTACATTAGAAAATGTTCATCCAAGTGCGGCTAATGATTGGTTAGTTAAAGAAGCTAAATGGTTCCAAGTAAGTTATAATCATGCTTCCTCTGCATTTAAAGATGTATTTAAAAATTATAAAAAATATATAATTAAAGGTAAAAAACAAAAACATTTTGCTAAAACTAATTTTAGTTGGGAAAAAATGAAGGAATTTATTAGTTCAAAATTAGATACAAATGTCCCTCAATTTGCTCAACAAGTAGAATTAAAATTACCTGAACTAAATTTACCTAATTTAAAAAAAATTAAATAATGAAATTTGATGAAATAATAGACTGTCCTAAATCAGGAGGTGATTTATGTTATAGAATAGAAGTTACACCTGAAATTACTAATTATTTTAGTATGTCTTGTGGGTATTGGACTAATAGTTTAATGACCCCAGATCAAGACTTTTACAAAGAACAATGGTCCGTACTACCCGAAATCTATAAAGATCTAGCTTGGGTAGATACCAAAACCGGACTTACATGGTTACCTAATACTATTACAGTACCAGAGCTTGGAATGGTGTATGCTGATGGAGCTAGTATTGAAGAATGGGCTTGGGCGGCAGTTAAGGCTAAAAAATTAGATGAGCCCCTTATAAATAAAGATGGTTCTTCAACAGAATATAAACCAGATATGAGTACAATAAAACATTTTGTAGAAAGAAACTTTATGGATGCTTTATCTTACATAGGAATAATACCAGAATAATATGAAAATACTAGTTACAGGAGCTGCTGGATTTATTGGCACTAATTTAATAAAAAGATTAATAAATGAAGGACATGAGGTTCATGGTTTAGATGATTTTTCAACAGGGTACCGTAAAAATATGGTTCATAATGTATCTTACATAGAATATGATGTAAGTGAACTAAAGCACTCTAATAATACTAAATTAACTAATGATTATGATTTAATATATCATTTAGCAGGATTATCTAGAATACAACCTTCGTTTAATAACCCAGATGAAACATTTAGAGTTAATACTGTTGGTACTCAAAAAGTTTGTGAGTATGCTAGAATAATAGGAGCTAAAGTAATTTATGCGGGTTCATCTTCAAAATGGCATAACCCATATCAATCACCTTACTCTACTTATAAGTATTTAGGTGAAGAAATTTGTAAAATGTATAAACTTACTTATGGAATGGATGTTGAAATAGCTCGTTTTTATAATGTTTATGGTCCTTATGAAGTAATAGATGGAGATTGGGCTGCTGTAATTGGAATATGGAGAAAACAAGTTAGAGATGGTCAACGAATTACAATTGTTGGGGATGGAGAACAAAGAAGAGATTTTACTCATGTAGATGATATAGTTGATGGGTTATGGAGGATAGGAATGAAAGATAAAAAACATGAAGATGCTTGGGAATTAGGAACTGGAAATAATTATTCTATAAATGAGGTATATCAAATGTTTAAAGATAAATTTGGTGTTGATTGTACTTATATTCCTGATCAAAAAGGAAATTATAGAGTTACTTTAAGGGAAAGAGATGATGCCCTAGATTTATTAAAATGGACACCTAAAGATAGATTAAAAGAATATATACAAAGTTTATGAAAATAAGTTATGCTATTACAGTTTGTAATGAATTTGTAGAAATACAAAAATTAGTTTTATTTTTATTAGATCATAAAAGAATAGAAGATGAGATTGTTATTCTTTATGATCATAAAAATGGAGATAAGGGAATAGAAGAATTCTTAAGAAGCCATTCAGTTAATAATGATTTTATGTGGCATAAAGGAGATTTCCAAAATCATTTTGCTAATTGGAAAAATAAGTTAACTGATTTATGTAGTGGTGATTATATATTTCAAATAGATGCTGATGAGGTACCTAATAGATTATTAATAAAAAGTTTACCTAAAATATTAGAATCTAATGAAGATAGTAATGATGTTTACTTAGTTCCTAGAGTTAATACAGTTGAAGGATTAACCGACGAACATATTAAAAAATGGGGATGGAGTGTTAATAGTCAAAATTGGGTTAACTGGCCTGATTATCAGTGGAGGATTTGGAAAAATAAACCTGAAATTAGATGGAAAAACAAAGTACATGAGGTTTTGGAAGGTCATAAAACTTTTGGTACATTACCCCCTATGGAAGATTTAGCTCTATATCACCCTAAAAATATTAAAAGGCAAGAAAAACAAAATAACTATTATAATACCTTAACATGAATATAACATTTCTAACAGAAATGGGGTTTGAAGGTAAGATACCCTCAAATCATCCAAACATGAGAACAGAATTTGCTTGGATGTATGCTTTAGAAGCAAATCATCATACACTTTTTGAATATCAAAATGTTATAAATCAAGACCATGTTTTTATTATTTTCCCA